GCATGATTTCTGTAATCTTCTTGCCTTCTGTAATTTCTTTTATCTTTCGTAAGTGGTATCGCATATCTCGTAGTGTGGCACTCCATCCCTCTACCACCATCTTACGCCCTATCTTGCTTGTTACATCTGCTACTGCGGGATACTTGTCTCCCCAGTACGAAGTGCCACCATTATCAAAAGTATCGTAGTAGTCAAATGGATACTGTCCTTCGCATAGGTGATCCATATTGTTTTTAGCTTTGCTTAGTGCTTCGCCTTTGCTGTTAGCGTACACTATGTTTCTAATTATCATGTGCATTACTCTTCCCCCCACAATTCACTTCTTTCTTTCGTTCTCTGCGTTATGTCTTCCCATAGATGCGTAGCAACCTCATAAAAATTAACCTCTCTTACAGAACTGTTCACCATGTCAGAAATAAATCCGTGTGCATATTCGTATGAAGTCAGCACATCCTCAGCCATTTCTTCAGCCCACTCTTCCAACTTTTTACTGAGTTCGTACTCATTCTCAGAATCCTCTGCGAGTTCTAAAGCATGGCTATAATCCTCTACTTCGTTTGTGATCCATAAGTTAAAGTTCCATGTCTCATAATTTGTCCATCCATTGTATTTACTACTCATTGTCGTAACCCCCTTGTTTTTTGTCTTCCATTATAGATTCTAAAAACTGCTTTATTTCTACAAGTTCGGAATAGTACAGAACATCCCTAATTAAATACATGATACCTTTTACTAAACTCTTTCTATCTTTTTCCATTACAACTCCTTTTTTGTTTACTTACTTCTATAACTACACTATTTATTAAAAGTTCCAAATTTTGTGAGCCGAGGAGGAGTCGAACCTCCGATTATTACTCTACCACTTTTACCCATTGTTAAGAGGGGCAACAAGGCTCTATTCCTTACGCTCTGTCCAATCTTAAATTGGCACACTCTACTTCTAGAGTCTTTCACACATTTCCATAGATTTACTTTTCACCTTGTATCGGCTCTATTACTTCTATAACTACACTATTTGTTAAAAGTTCCAAATTATTTTTTATTTATTGTTAATATGTTTATCATGTCTTTTATGGTCGTATCTAACTCATTTTTAAATCTTTTTAAAGATGCTTTTTTATTTATGGTATATACTCCGTTTTCATCTTTATTTAAAATAATTTTTATTTCATGACCTATCTCATAATATATTGTATCTTTTTTCATTTTGCCCCCTAAAGGGGATGCGTTATACATCCCCTTTAATTTGTGTAAGTTAGTTTACTTTCTGTACTTCGTAGCCGTATTCAGAACCTACATAATTTATGTGTTTTGATGTAGTCGCAGACCACCACCCCAATGGGGTTATAGTTCTGTCTCTGCGGTTTATCTCTGCTACTCTTGTATTATAACTATATACTGCATCGTCTGTTGCTCTGAGATTTTGCTTATATCTGTTAAACGTTCTCATTTTTTACACTCCTTTTTATTTATTTATTATTGTACATTTAATTTTATGAATCTCTTCTTTTACCGCTTCTTCTATACTTTCCAAACACCACATAAGTTGACCTTGTTTTGTGAGTTGCTTGTATTCTTCAGAAAACATGTCTTTTAAATTCTCTTCGTGTTGTACTTCTGTACTTTCTTCTGAGTATACAACACCATCAACTTCTAAAGTTATTTTGATTTTTCTCATTCTCTACACACCTTTTTTTATTTTATTACTTATTATACTTTGGGAAGTCGGAAAAGTTTCCAACTTCCCAAAGTTTTTTTTATTGTCTATTCATTAAATGCCGTATGTTTTACAGTTGTTACATTTTCGCCCTCTCTAAAAGTGGTTTTACATGAACTTAATGTAACTTCATCAGAAAGTTGTTTATAGTCTGTATACTCTGATAGTTTAACTTTATCTAACAAGCAAGTATTATGATGACGGATATATATATTAGCTCCTTTTTTGCCGTAGTTATTAATATCTATTAAAGTGCCGTTTGGTAATTTAATATTGATTACTTTCTGATCTTCTTTTACTTCAATTACTTTTGACATTTTTAAACTCCTTTTTTACTGTTATTTTTAGTCTTTATTAGTTAAACGCAAAAATCTCAAAAAGTTCCGTAAATAATTAAAAAAAAATAAAGTTTTTTTGGGGGGCTGTGTACGGGGTACGGGGTATAATATTTCACTTATATAATATATTCTATTTCTGTAAATGGTTTGATGTATATAACTAACCTATATTTACCTACGTGCGTGCATAATATATAATAATATTAACCTACTTGCGTGCATATTCTTATATAATCTACCAACGTGCACAATATTTAATAATATCGGTAAAATCTACTTACGTGCACAACCTACCTACGTGCACAAAAATATAAAAAATAAAAAAAATAAGAGAAAAGGGAGCATTTCTGCTCCCTATCCTCATTTCTATAATTACCATCCTTTTTTACAACATAGCTTAATTAAGCGTTCTCTAATTACCGTAAGGTCTTCTTGAGCTTTATCAATGGTTTCCTGATCCCGGCTAGTATCATCAGCCATTTTTTCATGTAGACTACATATTGCACTAAGCAAAAAATATGCTTCTTTTTTATTTTTAAGCTTAAACTTCATTTTAATTCCTTTGCTTTATGAGAATCAGGCCCCTTGCGGGGCCCAATCTCTGTTTGTATTATGATAAAGGTAACTCAGTTTGATTAGGATTTACAGTATCTCCATCGTAGGTATCGGTTGCATACTGTAATAAACCATCAACTACTATAGTATTGTTACTAAAGTTAGCATTAGTCAGTCTTTTAGGGTTTTCAGGATCAGGGTGCCATAAGACATTAGTCCCCGCATTTAACAACCCCCACGCTGTATAGTCCTTATCAGCAAGATACTTATCTATAAGTTGCCCAAACTGTTGCATAGGTAACTTGTTCAGGTATCTTTCTCTGATTAGAGCTATGTCTGTATTGTCAACTGGTTTCTGTAACTTACCACAGTTTTGTACAAAAGCATTTAACTGGGATTGTGCCGAGCCTCTAAGAATAGATGTTGCTCTCATAATCTGTTCTTGCCAGTTAAAACTACCTTGCCCACTATGTTTAAACATATAACCAAAACCATACTTGTTTGATGTCATACCATTTAAACATTCCAATCTCTGAAAATAGAATCGGATACCGGCTCTAGTACTACCATTGTATGAATTGACAATCTCAGCAACTAACCTAACAGTATCACCAACTACAGGAACATGTCCTTCAATAGTATTATCAGCATAATAGATATCTCTGAAAATACCCTTGTTATTAAAGAATCTGTAGTGATGTGAGAACTCAATACCTGATTGGCCTAATATTTCACCAACGCAAATATCTACCAGTTCTCTATTTTCTACCAATTCATAATCTGCTGAAACATTACCAGCAAGTAGCTTATTCTCAGAACCTAACCTGATTCCATAAACCATTGGATTTTGGGAACCATCATTGAAATATACAGGTTCTTTATGAACTGGTGTATTCCAAGCAATACCATTACCATAGGTAATAGTATTGGGTTCTGTAACTGTTTCAGGTTCTGTAACTGGGTTAGGTTCTAAACTCCAATTAGGTACTACTTGTAATTTGCTATTCATTTTATAGCTCCTATTATTTATTGTGATTAATTAATTAAGGTGAGATTTATAATGTACCCGTCCCTATACGATAGGGTACCACGTATCAAAAATTCATATCGGTCTATTGTCACCGTATCCTATACCCGGCTTCATTCTGACATACGTCACAGGGTAAAGGTACAGCCCGACCATCATCGGTGTACTACGTATCCTAATTGTCATAAAACTAATTACAATTAGTATACGCTCCAGAGTTTAAAAAAGTTCCATAATAATGAAACTTTTTTAAAAAAAATTGTGGCGTGTAATAGTACTGGCTTAGACCGATTTGCTTTTTTCAACACAACAATTCTAACCTAGAATGCGACAGGGGGGCGGTCGTGCACAAAAAAAGAGAAACACACATACTGATATAATTTTTTAAAATTTTTTGGAAGTTTTACCGAGCGGGTACTATAAAATACTAGGCGGGTACTATATATACTATATATACTACTTACTACTTACTATATATACTATATATACTATATATACTATAGTACTATATATATATAATATATATATAATATATACTATTTACTATATATACTATAGTACTATTATAAAAAACCACAACAAATAAAAAACAAGATAAATAAATATATATAACGCTAAGCATTGTTGTCAAGTTTTTATTAAATTAAATCATGAATATATACAAAACACTTTACCAAAGGGCCCTTGATGGCGATTTTGAAATAAACGATGTCTACTACAATCTAGAGCGTTGCCGTGAGATAAGCAAAGAGCTAAAGATAATGGACATCATAGACCCTAACTCTAAGCAAATAGGCTTGCTATCCGAACTATTGTTTCGGATGAAGAATATGCCAGAGCTAGAAATACTTGATATTACAAGACTGGACGATCAGGAGCCAAACTGATTTGGCCCTGACTCGTACTATCAAGGGGGTAAAACATTATGCTTACGAATCAGAGGCAGAGTTCCGCACTGCACATCCAGATACACCACTAATTAAAGACTGGACAAAAGCAGAAGAGGGAGACTGGTGTCTTGCTGATGATGGTAAGATAGTACAGATACTAAAGAAAGGTTCTTATGG